TCGCCACGCATAGCTTTGATGACTGACACGCCAACATTCCTTTCTTACACCGCCCCTGACGGGGCGGGATTGGTGTTGATGAAACCGGGGATTAAACGCAGAAGCCGAAGGACACGCCAAAGGAGCCGCTGGCGCCGTAATAGATGGCGTTGCCGGAGTTGGTCACATAACAGAAGTTGCTGGGGCTGCCAGAATAAGGAGAACGCTCCCACCAGTTGCTCGCAGAACCATTGACCTTTTTGACCTTGCTGTTTCCGGCTTTGTAATACGCATATTGAGTACCTTCGCCGGGTACAGAATAAGTTGTAGTGCCGAAGATTTCTACTTCGGACAAAAGAAACAGCTTGTCGTGGGTGGTCTGCGTTCCAGAAGTAGACCCGCCGCCTGTGCCAGACAGCTTGTTTACAGACTTCAAAACATTCTTCAAAGCAGCAGGAAGCTGGTTCAGCAGCGTTGCCATTGTGGAGGTACGCATAGTGGAACCATTCCAACCGCCGCTATTTGTATTGGAGCCATTCATGGAATAGGTCGTGTTCAAACAATCGACCATCTGGAAAGTGATACCAGCCTTGGTGCGGCTACCGTCTGCGGTGGTCAGAGTGTCGTGGTCAAAACCGATGATCTGGAACTGGTAGTTGACCCCATTAACGGCAACCGTTTTGGTGTCGCCTACCTTCCAATAATCTTGTGCCTTTCCCAATTTAGACACGATTGCGATGTTGTCCCAAGTGGTATCGTTCAAAGTGTCGCCCACCACAAAGGGGTAAATATACACGATGCCGATGACTTCCAGCGTATAAACTCTGGTCTTCTGACTACCATCAAAAACATACACGATAGTCCAGTCACCCAGCTCGGTCGGATAAAGCACGGCATAACCATTCGATTGTGCCGTTGCGGTCAGCGTTTTACCCCCCTTGCTCATGGTAACGGTTGTACCGCTGTCTGCCATGACATGAACTTCGGCGGGAGAACCCTTCTGGCTCAAAGCATACAGAGCGTCATTCACCGTGGGGTCGCTGCCGCTCAGTTCCAGTGCCGACTTGGTGGTGTCGGACAGCATATTTGCCTTGGTCAATGCGGTGCCGACCACATCACAGCCTGCGGCGTTCAGACCAATGTCGAGGGTGGCGGTTCCGGCGAGAAGCTGTGTGCGCCATTCCTCGAAGGTTGCAGGCATATCGGTAGGAGCCTTGATAGAACGGGACTTACCGTTGCCCTTGATGACAGTATCTTTCATGAAATTTCCTCCTTACTCTCCGCAGTTATACAGACCAACATAGGCGAAAGCGTCCACCGTACGGTCAATCTTGGAATACAGCTCGGTTTCTACCTCGGTCAGTGTTGTGTCGATGACATACAGGAGATATTCAATGTTGTTTGCCGTGGAAAAAGTGAGATTGTCCAGACTGCTCGGAACCAGCGGTGCGTCCGGGGGAAGCGTGAGCTGCTTTCGGAGAACCGTCAGGTTGTTCAAGTAGGCTTTCACGAGAGATTGGGTGGGCGTATCACCCATCGCCCAATTCGTCTTTGCCGCAACCACCACCGAGGAAGGGTCATACGGAACATGGTAGATCGGGTCATCAGCGACTCCTTTCTCCGCTCGGTATGCCGCCAACTGTCCGGGGAGAGAAGTCATGCGGTTGGCGATATAGGCTACCGCCTGTCCTACACGGTTCATGTCCCCGTAATTGTAAGCACCCTTCATACCAGCCATGTACTCGGTCTTTTCCTCAGCGGAAAGGCTCGAAAGCCCTTCCGTGAGGATTTTGTTTTTCAGGGTAAAAACCCTGTCTACATCGGCCTGTGTGCGGTCGTAGACGAGATTATCAATAATACTCATATCAGACCTTTCACCTTCAACTTTCCGCTCAGAGAGCCGTTAAATGTGATCTCGTCCACCAAGATCAATGCGTCCATTTCATCGGTATAGAGCGTCTGCAAGCCAATCACATCGCCCACTTCCAACTCAGGATTACCACGGTATTTTGTCTGATAGGTGTTCTGCATTTGCAGATACTTTTTCACCTGATCGGCAAGAGCGGCGCACATCGTATCGTTGGTGATAAGGGGGTTTTCCTCCTTGTCGATTTCTCCATCGAGAGCTACGGGATAGGAAACGACCACCGAGTTCTCAGACAGAGTTTTACCGGTAACAACTACGGTTTTAGTGCCGGAGGATAACACCAAATCCGCAGCTCTGGCGTAAATGTTGGAGGATACCAACGAGCCGCCAGAAACAGAGATGGAAACATCTTGTGCAAGACCAGAGAACTCGACATGAAGCTGAGTTTCGGTGGTCGTTCCCTCGAAAAGTTTGGTGGTATCATTTGCCGCCGTATACGCATACTTAGCGACAGACACCGCTTTGAGCTGGTCGATCTTTGCGATGGATTGAGAGTCCTTATCGATCGAGTCAAAGTCCAGTGTGAAGTCCGTTTCACGGTAGTAGAGCTTACTCACCCGCATACGGCGATACGGTAGGCCACCGTTCATCGTGACCTCGATCTCGGTGCAGTCAATCGCCGCTTCGCTGTTGACGAACACCTCCGCCGAAGTGATACCCGTCACGGTCTGCGTGTCCAGCAGCTTCGTCCCGGCGTAATACTTCACCTGAATAGAGGTGGGGTATTCGTCTAAGGGAGTATCAAAACGGAGAGCCAGCACGGGAAGATCGTGAGAAACATCAAAGGTCTTGGTGAAGGTCGGCTTCGTGGTATAAGTGCCATCTGCCGCAGTCATCGCTTCGCTGATAAACCCTCGACCGGAGGGGTCGATGTCTTCGACAATGACCTGATCTCCACCGTCCAGTGTCCAGCGGTTCAGTTCCAACGCCGCATAGGTGTTACCGACCTTATTGCCACGGTCAACAGTGTCCCACTCGCTGTACCACAGATGACCGTTATCCGCCCACACGCCGCTGTAAATACCAACCACAGTCACGCCGAAGGGCTTAATGTGAATGATATTGTCATCGTCTGTAAACAGACGGCAGCGGCAGGCGTGAGCGATCAGTTGCAGACAGTTCATGTGCGAGTCAATAGGAAGCGCCGCCGTAGTGAACATTTGCTTCAAGGCCGGGTCAATCACCCAAGGGTGCGTACCCTGCGCTGTCAGCGTCAGGTCTGCGTCCAAAAGCACTTCCTCAGCCATGTCGTAGAAGTTTTTGGAACCGAGCTTACTCTTGTAGAAGGTTCCGGTCAGACTTCCAACCAGACCTGTCCCTGTGAAGGTGGCCTGATTTTTGGCGGCTTTCGGTTTGCTGTTCAACACATACTTGTCAGCTTTCAGCCACTCGACCTTACCCGTGGGAAGCATATAACCGTATCGGAGAGCGATCGGCGACTTCTTATCCAGATAGGCATAAATGCCTTTCGGGTTATCCGGGTCATAATTGTGTTCGTAATCCAAAAGAACGAACTGCATGGTTTCCTGCGGCAGTCTGCGGGAGAGCGGGTCTACATCGTGAGACTCCTTGATGGAAACAATGTCATCATTTCCAAATTTCTTCTGCACACCGTAGAGAACCTGTTGCAACCGAGGTCGACGGTACGGAAGGGTGTTCCCCATTGTTAACACGATCTTGTCACAAGAAGCGACCTTCGTGTTGATGACCAACTCTGTTCCCTCTACGGGAAGGGTCAGACTTTCCAGCACCGCACCATTCAGGTAGAAATCAACCGTCACGGTGTCAGGCCATTCCTGATAGCGAGTGTCAAAAGTCAGGGTGATACCGGGGAAGGTACGAGGATTGCTGAAAGCACGGGTCAGCACCGCAGGGGTGGTGAACTTGCCCTCAGCATCACTCATGTGGCTCGAAACAAAGCCGTCATACATCGTTCCGGAAGAAGGAACGATGACCGTATTTCCGTCCAGCGCCCACCGGTTCAGCTCCAACGCCGCATAGGACTCCTGATAATCATATCCGTAGTCCAGCGTGTCGAACTCAGAATAGCTTTGCGCCCCGTTGCTGACCCAATTACCGTCTGTTGCCGCTGCCGTGTCCACCTGAGAGAAGGTGATCTCTACAAAGGACTGCTCACGGAGCAAAGACTTCATCGACAGCTTGTAAGCGTTGCTTACCTGTTTCACGGCTGCACCTCCTTAGAACGGTTCGCCGCAGTCAATGATGTTGACTTTGCAGTTGATGTAGTCCGCAGGAAGCCCCGTGTTCGGGTCAAGATGGTACGGGGTCGCCGTGCGGTCGCCGGGATACATCTTTCGGGTTGTCCAGCGGTTGTTTACCATGTCGGGATAAGTGACCGTCACAAAGAAGTTCTTGTCAAAAATCTGCAACATGGCAGACCACTGTTCCGCTGTCAGATAGCCCCAAAAGAGGTTGTTGAGCTTCTGTTGATCTCTGCCGACCTTCTGGCCTACCACAACGCCGTTGGCATTTCTGGCAGAGTCTACGATAGTGGCAGACAGCAGCTCTAAGCCCCTGCGGGGCTGAGGAAACTTTGTGCCATTGATTGTAATGAAACTTTGCATTTCCTCAGCCCTCCTTAGTAGGCATTACTGAAAGCGCCGGTATTCACACGAACACCTCTGGCTCGGTTATAACGGTCATAAGACTCACCGATCTGATTATCACCAATATTCACGGAGAAGTCCTTTTCCTCAACGACATTCAGCAGAGCGTAAATGGCAGCGATTACACCGTCATTGGCAACGGACACGCCTGCGGAGATACCCTCAACGATCTGGTCATTGTTGGCAACCGCCGTTCTGCGCCCCATCGCACCGACCATTTCCGCACCCGCTTCACGGGCGATAAAGAGCTGTCCTTCATTTGGGAAACCGCCGTCTTCAAAGAACGGAATGTGCGGAATATCCACCAATCGAATATCAAACGCCGGAATAAGCGTGATACCCATAACAGACAGACCGTTGAACTGGATGTGGAACATATCATTGATTGCGTCAATGACACCGTTCACAAGTCCAATGATGGAGTTCGCCATCTGTCGTACAAAGCGAGTAATGGGGTTATCGTCCAGCGTCCATGCCGCATACGACAGGGACAGACCCGCCGCCAGTACCGCAAGGCCAAGACCAACACCCGCACCGCTCAGGCACAGCAGGACACCGAGAACGATCAATGCGCCGCTGAGAATACCCGTGATGACCGATACGACCTTCTTAATGGAATTAACAACAAAATCCCAATTCAGGGTAGCAATCGCACCAAGGCTCAATGCACCAGCCGCCATCAGGCCAAGGCCGAGAGGAAGGGCGACTCCACTCAGAGCAAGGATAGCGCCGACCGCCAAGAGAGCGCCGCCGACAACGGTGGTAATCATGCTGATCTTCTGCTGAACATTGTCGGAGAGGTCATTCCAGTTCGGCATGATAGCCGTACCCATCGTGACCGCACCCGCCGCCAGCAGAGCCAGACCCAACGGGATATTCGCCCCGGAGAACGCCAGTGCCGCACCGATAGCGAGGAACGCCACAGATACAACCGTGGTAATAATGGCAATCACATTCTGGATTTCATCGCTCAGGCCATTCCAGTTGAGAGCCATTACGGAAACCAGAGAAGTAGCACCAATCGCCATCAGCGCAATGCCGAGGGGCATACACCCGGAGAAAGCGAGGATAGCGCCGAGTGCCAAGGTTGCTCCACTGACCAGCAATCCTACTCTGGACAAGGGAGAAGCCAGAGCGTCCGGGATACTGTTCCAGTTCAGAGCTGCGGCAGATACAAGCGTGACAGCACCAACAGCCATCAGCGCAATACCCAGCCCGGTTGCAACCCCGGTAAAGGCCAACATAGCGCCTACCGCCAGAGAAGCACCCGCCAGAACTCCCGTTAAGGTGGTCAAAGCGTCAGTGAGGTGTCGGTCACTGTTATGCCAGTTGATAACAGCGGCAGATACAAGGCTTGCCCCGCCCAAGGCCATCAAAGCGATACCAAGAGGAAGGTTCGCCCCGGAGAACGCCATAATCGCACCGAGAGCCAGCAGGAAGCCGCCGACAACACCTGTAATGAGAGCCAGCGTACTTGCCAGTTCGCTACTCATGGCTGCCCAGTTCAGTCCCACGGTAGCCGCAAGGCCGACCGCACCAGCCGCCATCAGACCGACACCCAGCGGAATATTCACACCGGTTACGACCAGAATTGCACCTACCGCCAGCATAAAGCCGGAGACAATCGTGGTGATCTCTGCGAGAGTATCCTCAATCATCTTTTTGATTTCACCGATACGGGTCTGCACAGCGTCACCAAGGAAATCGTAGGTGGGCAAATCGAAATCAAATCCGCCTGCGCCACCAGCACCCGCCCCGGAACCGCTTCCCGTGTTGGGAGCAAAGACATTCAGCTCGTCAAAGCCTGCGGTGTACTGCTTCAACTTCTTGGCAGCACCGGCAGCGTCATCGAGATTATCAGCCAAAGACTCAGCGCCGACAGCGGCGCTATTCACTCCTGAATAGTCCACCTCCGTCAACTTGAAACCCGCAAGGTTGGCAAGGGCATTGGCGATTTCTCGAATGACCTGAACAACAGCGATTGCATAGGGAAGAATTGCGTTCAGTGCGGGAATGAAGATGTTACCGATAGCTCGTGCGGCCTGTGTAAGCTGTGCCTGCAAGATACGAAGCTGGTTTGCGGGAGCTTCCAGCGTTCTCGCCATATCACCCTGAGCGGTTGTCACCTGAGTCATAATGGCGTAGTATCTCAGCTCGGCCTTTTCTGCCTGCGTCATGTTGGCAACGCTTTCCTTGATACCAAGGTTCAAAGCGGTCTGCTCCAACCGTGCCTGCGACAAATCGTAGCCCAAGCGCCGCAGAGGTTCCAACTCGCCGGAAATACCGGACTGTAACTTCTGCATAGCGTCTTCAATGGAAATATTGAAGAAGGAAGAAATATCGTAGCCGAGCTGTGTCAGGTTTTGGCTCATAAGCTGCGCTCGTTCAGCCGTGTCACCGAAGCCGGTCAGCAGCGTGTTAAAAACGCCCTGATTGCGGAGCCACTGTGCCGGGTCGATACCCATGACATCAGATACCTTTTCAGCGTAGTTTTGAGCTTCGGCGGCATACTGCCCCAAGGCGACCGTGAACAGGTTCAGGTCTTCTTGATACTTGTTGGACTCCGTGACCGCCTGTGCGATAAAATGACCGATTTTGCGGAAAGTGATTGCAACAGCGGCGACATTCAACGCTTTCAATCCGCTTGTGAACTGCCCGGTAGTGGAGGTTGCTTTACGGGCAGAAGCGTTGTATTTCTCCGTGCTGGTAATCAGCTTTTGGATTTTGGATGGAAACGCCGAGAAGCCGTTGGACACCTTCTGCATTTCATCGGCAAAAGGCTTCATGGCGGCGGCAAGGGCGGTCATCTGCTGTGTGAACTTGTCAATGTCCGCCGCTTCCAAATCCTCGATCACCTTCGGCAGCTTGGAGAGCTGATTGATAAAGGTGGTCATATTGGCCTTACCCAACTCGGAGAGAGGGTGTAAGCCGTTGGCAAGGGAAGTCAGCTTGTCGCCGTCCGTCCATTTCAGGCCAGCGAGAGCGGTGTTGATTGCCGTGAGCTGGTTGGCGATGGAGGAAGAAATCTTCACATTCCCAACCTGACTCAGAGCGGTCAGCGCATTGGTAAGCCGGGTGATCTTCTGCGAAGCGTCACCGCTGTTCAAGCCTTTCAGAGAATTGGAAAGCTCCCGAATACCCTGAGCGGTCTTGCTCAGACCCGTTGCGCCGCCGTTGGTAGCGGTTTTCAAACGATTGAGCGTGTTAATCAGGTTTTGAAGCCCTGCGACCGCCTGCGTACTGTCATTGACGATCTGAAACTCCAACCCCTGAATTTCCACATTGTCAGCCACTTACGCCACCACCTTTCTCTTGAAATTTCTTATTGACCGATACCATAAAGGCTTCCATGTATGCCTTGGCTTGGTCATCGTGTTTTTCTTGAAGCTGCTTCTGCTGTTTCTTGTCCTGCCGACTGAACAGTTCATAGGGGCTTTCCCGATACGGCGTGGGCTTGGTTCCCTTCTTGGCGAAAGCACGAAGAACCGGGGCAGCGTCAATAAGAGCTTCGTAAAAATAAGCTCCTTGGAGCCAAGCGTCTTGATTTCTCAGGTCTTGCCTGATCTGCGCCGCCTTTCGGTAATACTTCACTAATTCGCAGTCCTGTTCCCAAAACTGCTCATAGGTCATGCCAATAGAAAGATAGTACGGGAAAACCTCATAAAATTTTGGCGTGTAAGCGAGAAGGGGAGCGGGGCGATGGTCGCCGCCGCCCCCCTCACTTCTGGAAGATCGGTCGCTTACCAGCCGGTCTTCCAGCTCAGGTTTCCCTCGTTGCCCTCCTGCTCAGGCTCGTCCAGCAGACTCAGCAGGGGGTCGTTATACATCTCTACCAGAGCGGCAATCAGCTCGTCCTTGTGGTTCATACGAGCGTAAATGCTGTCGATCACATCACGCTTCACGAACCGATGATGGGCGAGGAACGCACCGGCAAACAGAGCCGGAAGCAGAGTCATAGGCTTGCGCTCCACATCGGCGGCAACAAAGCCGTTCTTCTCCATTGCTTCAACGGTCTTGCGGGTGTATTCCAGTGTGTAGGTCACACCGGTAGTAGGGTCATTGATCGTCAACTGCTTTGCCATGATAAATCCTCCTTATCAATACGGCGATTGTTGGTGTCTTAGGTTGCGGAGAAAGCGATGGGGGTGGAAGGAGCGATGGTGATGTTCATGTTCACCACTTCGTTCACGCCGCCGCCCACGGGATACACGGACAGCTCACCGTCAAAGCTGAACTTGCCGTTAGAGCCATCGGGAGTAACAGTGCCATCGCTCTCAGTGCCGCCAAACCAGACCGCATAGCTGACCTTCTTGCCTTCCAAAGCCTTGAGGGTCTGGAAATCAGCCAGCGTGTAGTTAGCGGTGAAGGACAGACCATCGAGGGACTGAATACCGGCAATGTAGGTCTGCATATTGTCGCTCAGGGTGGTAGTTTCCAGCATTTCGGGTTCGCCGCCGAGGTCAGGAAACTCCTTAATGTCGATCAACTTGCTCCAAGTATCACCGGTATCGCCTTTCTTCATCAGAAAAACCTTGTAGGTGGAAATAGCCATTTCATTTACCTCCTATAAAGAGTGGTTCCGTCCGTTTCAGCCTTGTATCGAGCAACCAGACGGTAGATTGTTGCGTTCTCCAAATTGGGAACCGGGGACAGAGAAGTACGCCGGAAATTCTTGGCGTACATGAGATCGTCCACAAACCTCATGATTTTTCGGCAAACGGATTTCTTACCGCCTGCCTTATCGGAGTAGACATTCACCTCGTACATCAGCGTAGCGAACCTCTCCGTATCGCCGCTATCCATGTGAGCTTCCGTGGTGTAGTTATCCTGCTCCACCAAGCTCACATAGGGGAAACGGGTAGGGGCATTGACATACTCGCCGCTGACCAAAATACCGGGAAACTGCGCTCTCAGGGCTTCCGCAATCGGCGTGTAGATTTGACTCTCCACATCAATCATGAAAACACCTCCTTCGCAATCGCCGTGAGCCGGTCTTGCAGCTCCTTTACCGTTTCATACATCGGCATATTGGCGGGGTTGCCGTGGGTAATGACCACGAACCCGCCGTTCTTCTTTTCTTTCAGCACTCCGTTCGTGCCGGGGTCGCCGTAATAACCCCAAGAGTGCTGCTTGCCGTGACCCTGACCGTATTCTCCACGCTTCATGCCGAGTTCTCCGGCTTCCGGGTGATTGTCCGGGTAGGTCACGCCTGTACCGAACTCAATAAACAGGGTAGCCCCACCTGTCGCCACCACCGCTCGGACGTTGTTCCCACGGGGTTCCACCGTCACGGAAACATCGTTCGTGCCGTCATAAACGGCCTGCCCGAACTTGGCGGAAGCGATCTCTAAGCCCTCCTGCGCCACCCGGTCGAGAAAGACCGCAGTCCGCTCTTGAAGCCGGTTCTTCCAGTTCTCGGTTTCCCGTATCAGCCGCTCAATCCCTCTCCCGGAGAGCGGAACATTGATCGTCTGACTCACGATACCGTCACCTTACTGACCGCATAAGAAATGGAATTGAGGGACTTGGCGACTCGCTTGACCATGTAATCGTAGAGCGGCTTCCCGTCCTCGTCATACTGCGGCTCCTTGTCGATGAACAGCACGGTATTCTCGTCAATGGGGCAGCTCAGGTCATCCGTGACGATCACCTTGTCGTACCCAGCAAAATTACCGAACTGTTCCACCTGAGCGGAGCCGGTCGCCGCCGAGATATTGGCGTTCATCGCCACGGCAGGCTTGTAAACCACCAGTTCCTCGCCGGTTTCGTTGCCGTACTCGTCCTTGACGGGAGCCTTGCTGTCATACAGCAGATACCAGAAGGGCGATTTGTTGCGGTTCAGTGTTCTCATGCACTCAACCTCCCATCACAGCGGCAAAGGGAACAATGTCCCTCAGCAGCGTAGGCGGCACATCGCCGTCTTCGTAGGAGCGGGAGATACCGTTCTCGCTGTGAGCGGTCTGCCCTTCGGCTCCCCGCTTGTTCAGCAGATACACGGCGATCTCCACCTGAATGTGAGCGTACTGGTCAGGAACAGCGGTCACGGTGGGGTCGAAGGGGTATGCCTTGCGGCACACCTTGTTTCCGGCGATAGAAAGGTAGGTGGAAAGCGTGTCCTCGTCTGTCTCGCCGGTCATGGCTTTCACCATTTTCAACTTCTCAGCGTCCGTCATGCTTTCCACCTTTCCTTTCTAAAATGTTGTGTTTACTCCTGCGCCACTCTTAGCCGCCAGCAACGGCCTTAGTGTTCACGGGGTTGTTTGCGTCATTGGCGATGAAGACGCTGCGGCTGTAAGTGGGAGCGGTAAACTCGGTAGAGATACCGGTAAACTTACCGTGGAACCACTCAGGGCCGTGGTCAAGGCCGATCTGACCAAAGAGCTGATACTTCTCACCAGCGCCGACCTTTGCCAGCGGCTCAAGGAAGAAATTGCCCTTGCCGGGGACAGGCTGATAAACGGGAGCCAGAACGCTCAGGTTCAGCAGCAGGGCAGTACCGGCAGGCAGATACTCGCCAAGGTACAGATAGACAACGCCGATGGGCGTGACCACGCTGGACAGGGCGATACCATTGATGTTACGGGCGGCGGGAACCACGGTCAGACCGTTCTGAACAGCGTCAGCGTTGATCTGGAACATGGTCACAGCGTCACACCACAGGCACAGGCCATCGGTGGGAGCGTGAGCGCCGTAAATCTTCTTCACCATGTCGGCAATATCCCACAGGCCGAGGGGCTTGGAAGCCATCGCCGTAGTGTTGGAAGTGATTGCGGGAACCAGACCACGGGTCTTGTTGATCTTGGTGTCATCGGTGGCCTTGTTGTAGACACCGTTAATGAAGGTGTACTCAATGTCGGCATTGACCTTCATCATCTTGGCGGCAACCTGAAAGTCCAGCTCGTTCATGGGGTTGGCCTGCTGACCCGCCACATTGATACCGCTCAGAGTACCCATGTTAGACATCTTCCCGTAGGAAATGCCGACAGACTCCTGAAAGATCTGAGTCACATTGGTCTTCTGCGCACGGGTCACAACGGTAGCGTCAGGGGCGGTCAGAGAAGCACTCTCGCTGATAGCAGGCTGAGCGCCGCCGCCAGAGGTGAACTCCTGACCGGTCACGAACTCAACATGGTTCGTGGTCTTGGCACGACCGCCGATGATAGAACTCAGAGGGGTGCGGGTGTTGCCCTTGTTAAAGAGCATACCGGAGTAATTGAGTACCCCGAAACTCATAGCAAACTGATCTGCCATAGTAAAAACTCTCCTTTACTCGTTTTTCGCCTGCGCTTCCGCTTCGGCTTGCAGGCGGGTGTAGTAAGCAACGGCGGCAAAATCACCGTTTGTCCGTGCTTCCTCGATTTTCTTGGCGTAATCCATCTCGCCAGTACCGCCACCGGCACCGGGAGTGGGCTTGGGGGTCTTTTTCAGAGCGTCAGCCTTGACCTGTTTTGCATACTCGTCAAGGAACTTCTGCTGGTTGGCAAACACCTTGGCAGAGTCACCATCAGCCATCGCCTTTGCGGTATCCTCAGCAAGAGCCTCGTCATAGCCCTGAGCGATGAACTTGGCCTTAAACTCGGAAACACGCTTGGCTTCCCGCAGCTCGGAAAGCTCCTTCTCCATGTTGGCGAACTTTTCCTCCTGCTCCTGCTTCTTCTTCTCGTCCTCACCCAACAGAGCGTTGTGCTTGCGCTTCCACTCAGCGGCTTCGGAGTTGGCCTTGGAAACAGCGGCTTTCTGCTTTTCCAGCTCGGCGGCGTTGTCCTCGTACTCGAACGCTTCCAGAGCTTTCAGCTTGTCTTCCGCAGACATTTCCGCATAGCCCGTAATTTTGCTGGTGTCGATCTTTGCCATAATGATTACCTCCTGCGTTTAACAAGGCTGTTCACTCAGCACTATTTTCCGTTTTTACGGGTTGTCTCCCGTTTGCGATTAAGGTCTTCCCTGACCATTCAACGCCTTACGGCGGTCAAATCATCTTCTTCGCCTTTCTCATATCTCCGCAGAGGGTGAGCTTTCACGGACTGTCCGCAGACTCCGAGGGCATTGGAAGGAAAAATAAAAGGGCTACCAATACCTTTTCGGTATCAGTAGCCCGTAATGGCTGTTCCTATCACCTATGCGATAGGCTGTTCATATTTCTTTTTGCTGCTGACCGCCCAAACAACCACTTTCTCGTGCCGCTTGGCAATCTCAACGGTCTTTCCCGTAGTCAAGATTTCCTCAATCTGTCTGACCGCTTCCGGGGTCAGGCGGATTTCCTTTTCCATCAGGATTAACCTCCTTCTGTTTGGTTGCGAGTTCAGCGGCCTTTTTCTCTTGTTCCTCAGCGTAATCCATACTCATACGGTACGCAAGTTGCGGGTCAGAGAACAGACCACAATGGGTAAAGGCCAGAACCGGGGCGATCTTCGGGTTGGCAAGCATGGCAGTCAGCACATTTGCCTTTTCCGTAATATTCTCGTAATTTCTGCGGGTAAAGCGGATTTCCAGACCGCTGAGTTTCAGCGTCAGGTCGCTCAGGTCACGGCAGATACGCAGAACCAGCTTCAAGAAATCCTTCTCAGACTGCTTGAACATCAGTTCGGAGTCCTTCGCTCTGGCTTCCGCCGCCGACCAGCCATCACGCATGATGACCGCAGAACCGGTATCGCTGGTGGAAGAACCACCGTTGCGGTTCGGCATACCACAGATCGTCAGGACGGTGTTATACATACTGTCCACGAGGGTCTGTGTCTGTGTCTGGTTCATTTCCGAGGTCAGATACTCGATCTCAGCCTTGAACTGCGGGTCAATGTCCTTGTACTTGATAGCGCCCTCGTCACGAAGCTGGTGAAAATCCTCAGTGTTAATATCAACATTGTGAAACAGCATGAGCGCCTGTACGAACTGCTCCACACCGTCAAGGCGGTTGCTCTCCACGGTGTTAATAGCGTCCAGCAGAGGGAGGACGATCTCAAAGGCTCCCAGCCGAGCCTTATTCGCCGGGTACTCAATGATGGGAATACCCAAAATCTGAGGTTCGCTCCGAATGATCGCCCAAGTGTTCTCCACCTCGTAGTAATGGTCACGGGTGTAGCAACTGAAAATCAGGTTTCCGTTCTCGTCCTTCACATACTTCACGCCCATCATGGCAGGGTTGCCGAGGGCGGTGGAGTAGACCACGAAAGCAAACCGAGGGTCAAGGGTGAAAATCTCGAAGGGGGCTTCGTCTTCCTCCGCATCAGCTTCCCCATCAGGAAGCACCATGCGATAGGAAGTGCCGCCAATGTGCGACCAGTCCGCCAGTTCCTTGTCCTTGGCAGGCTTATCCTCACTGAGAACATAATCGTTCAAGCGGCTGACCTCAGCGGAAACGCTCTCGTCATCGCTTCGGCTCACATACTGAACGGGTTCACCCATCAGATAGCCGACCTTGAAGGATACGATCTCATTGGCTCGATTTTCAACGACCTTGTTGCAGATTTCAGGCCGTACTTCCTTCTCCCGGTAAAGCACGGGCTGATCTCCACGATAGTACCGATAGAGATAGTCAATGTCGGCGCTGTTTTGCAGATGGACGAACAAAGCCTTTTGCAGAACATCAATGATGTTCCCGGCATTGATTTTAGCAACATCGGTATAGATCACACGGCGACCAAACAACGCTCTCGCACCCACTTACAGCACCTCCTTCCCTCTACCTATTATCTCTCCTATCATTGTATCAAACTCTCCAATGGTTGTCAATACTAACCTTTTATCATACCATTCGCCACAGCATTTGTCAAAACCAACCTTTCAGTAGGGACGCTTGAAGACCTCCACCTTGCCCCCGGACAGCATACGGATTTCGTTCTCCAACAGAGAAAGGGAGTCAGGAGCGTCATCGTGCGGAACCTTGCCGGAGCGGGTGTAGGTGGTCACTTCCTTCATGAAGTTCCAATACTGACTGCCCCGCTTGTAGGTGGAGGGGTGCTTGAAGTAGAAGTTCTTCTTGATGTTGTCGGAAGCGAACTCGATACGGGTCTGCTTGTTGGAAATTGTGCGCTTCGTGCGGATACCAACGGAGTACCCACGCTCACGAATGATCTGGTCAACATCTCTGGCATAATATTGACCGGCGTTGTTGGACTCAAAAACGGCGGAAGCAACCTTGTTCTCGATCAGGCACTTGGCACATTCCGGCTTCGTCACCTCAGCGGGAGAGTCATCAAAGACCACATCAACGATATACACAGCATTGCCGTATATCATCGCCACCGGCATAGAGGTCGAGTCAGAGCCGCTTTCCGCCGTATCTCCAACGGCGATGATGGTGTCCGGGTCACGGTCTTTCGGCAGCTCAAAGAAGTAGTTCAGCTCGTCCTTGTTGAACAGCAGACCCTTCGCTTCAAAAGGCTGTTGCTGGAACTCACTCTCAAACTGCTCTGCACTCAGAAGTTCCCGCTGCTCCCGGAAATAAGCCGTGGTGAAGACCTTCTTGCCCTCCCGCTCGTACTCATAATTGCTCTCGTCCGTCACGAGATCGAGGGCGGGTATCTCAATCGCTCTCCAAGCCCAGCCCTCCCGCTGTGCGTGTTCCTGCACACGACCGATGGGGTCATACAGGGAATAGCGAGTGCCGGTGAAAACCATCGGCGTACCTTCAATGGCACGACCCATAATATCACCGGAGATCACTTCCCACTTGTCATCAAGCCGCTGGCGGTTCTTCGCTTCCTCCCGACCCTCTACACAGTCATCGAGGTAGAGGACATTGGTGGCTTCGGACAAGCCCACCTGTCGAGCGTCAATGGAACGACACATGATGGTGGGGAAACGGGACTTGCTTTTCAGGTTCACCGTCTTCGTGTCGGCGTTGGTCTGTACCAGCCGTGCGTCCGGGAACACATCGTAGAACAGATACTCGTTGGGGACTGTCAGGTATTCCAGACAGCCATTGTAAAAGCTCTTTACAAGGTCATCGCCTGTCCCTTCCATCAGGGTCGAGCGGTCAGGGAACTTGCCGGAGAGCATATTCACAAAATTGATACCCGTTTGAGACTTTCCCGCTCGTTTCGGCATGGAGATCGTCAAAAGGCGCAGCTTCCCGTCCAGAACATCTTGAAACCCCTGCACCATCGGTCTGAGATAATGCTTACGGGGCGCATAAAACCGCTTTTCCGGCTTGCGGTCGAGTTCGATATAAGTCATGAAGGAGTCGAAATCATGGGGTGCTTCAAAGAGAAGACACCGCCGCCACTGTTCATAGAACTTCGCCCCGCCGCCACGGACTACCTGATCTGCGGAGAGTGCCAGCAGTTCCTTGTTCACTTTATGCGCCGCCGAGAAATCCTCGGTTTCCCACTCCCGGCACAAAGAAAAGAGGTCGCTGTACGCCCCGTTATCTCCCGGTCGGCGGTCGATCACGGCTCGAATAGAGCCGGAGAGTTTTTCATAATTCATGTGCATTTCCTTTCCAATAAAAAACGAGCTACCCGTGTATTTCTACACAGATAGCCCGTCATGGCTGTCACTCCTGCCCTCGCAGAAGCCGATTATAGAATTTTCGGTATCACGAACGCCAAAACCAGCAAAATAGAACTGATTATCAGAAAATATCCGATTACATTGAGAAAAAATCTCATGGTATCAGCCCTCATACTCCGAAATCATCTTATTGTCCCAATCCAGAACCCCTAAATAACCGCCCTCGGTGTCAGAATATAGCTCAACTGCTTTTTTCGTGTTCACTGTCTTCCATTTCACTTTGCCACGCCAGTTGAAATAGGCTTCTGTTTTCGTGTCAGGAATACCAGCCAGTTCTACATAGATGATCTGGCGATTTTCCATCGTCACATTGAGCTGTAAATCCTCGCTGTCATAGATTTTACCACAAATCACGGTCATCGGGTCATTATCTACGATAGAAACATCGTGGAAATCAGTCACCCCTACGGTGTCAAACACTTCCCGATAGCTTGTGATCTCGTCATCGGTGAACCCGGCTTCGGAAAGAGCCGAGTCCCACGCAACAGGTTCAGCCGAGTCCTTCTTAGAACACCCGACCAGCAAGAAGACCACGATGACCGCCAGCCCTATCAGCCATACCATCTTTTTCATTTCACCCAACCTTTCTTACCCTCTCATTTACTTTCATAAAGATATTTATAGGCTTTATTCTTTTGCTCGGAAGTATAGAACGAAATAAAGAAAAGTTGCTCTCCGGTTACATCGGATATTCCATAATTTCCAACATAGAATATGTCATCACCGTAACCCGCCTGTTTGAGCATATCTATGTCTTCACTACGAAGTCCATAAAGATCTTTCATATTTATTTAACACTCCGTCTCCGTCTTCAAAATCGGCTCATGAACACCCTTGACCCAATTCATGTCGCCGTATTTATACATACCCTCGTACAGAGGGCGGTTGCCGAGAATACTCTTGATGGTGGACACCTGAAACCGCTTGCCGGAACGGGTCTGGTATCCTGCCTTTTCCAGCAGCTCCGTGATACCCAGCATGGAAACGCCGTCCTCGTGCTTCTTGAAGATGAACTTCACGATAGGGGCTTCCTGCTCGTCAATGGTGAGAACACCATCAACCACCTTGTAGCCGTAAGGACGGCGACCACCGCTGTACCCGCCGCAGGAAGCCTTGATGGAACGACCCTTGCCGGTTCGTAGAGCGATGTTCTTTCTCTCCTGCTCTGCCACGAATTGAAGCAGCGCACGGTAGATGTTGGCAAACTCGCTACCCTCTGTGAAGCTCTCCTGCGTACTCAGAAGTTTGATGTTCTTCTTTTCCAGCACATACAGGTAGTAGAAGTACAGCTTGGTATCACGAGCCACACGGTCATTCTTGAATACGATCACCGCTTCATAGGGAGGATTGCTTACATCGTCCCCATAAAGGATTTCGTTCAGACCGGGACGATCATCTTTCGCACCGCTGATTTCATCGACCTTCCAGTCTACGATGTTGTAGCCGTTATCGTTGGCGTAAAGAAGAATGGCCTGCTTCTGAACCTCGATACCGTATTTGTCATCATCGGCCTGTCGCTCGGTGGAGACTCGGATATAGCCGATTGCGTTTTTGAATGTCATCATAAGATCACCTCTTGCATATAAGATAGCATAGGTAAATGTAATTGTCAATATGTAAGTGTAAATAAGCCTTTTTATTTTTTGCGGATATTTTTCAGCTCACCCCGCCCTCGCTGCCGCTGGCATATCCCCCGCCCCCGTCACCCATTCACGCCGCCCCAAACAGGCCGAAAAAGCGCAAAAAAAACAACCGCCCCGGAATAGCACCGGGGCGGCGTTCACTTATTTAATTTCAATATTTCAATCAGGATTTGCACCGGCAGCAAAAGCAGCAAAAGAATTAAATACACGCTTTCACCGCCCTATTAAAATACCGTATCAATAACAGTTAGAATTGTTATCCATAGATCAATATATTGTGTGCTGTATCCGGTATAATCGCCCTTGTCAAACTCTGTTTTGCCCGTGATAACATAACCAACTTGCTTTACACTTCCGTCTGACAGATCAGCGAACATTTCCGACTTGTTTTTAATGGCATTTCTGGAAATGGTGATGCAATGCTTTTCTTCCACCCGTTCCCGGTAAATTTCAAGCGCATTTTCCACGCTATCCGCATCTATACGCATATCCGAAACAATACCGCCGTCAATGTACCACTTTTTATTGTTGTATTCTTTCATTGTTGCCGTTGTTTTGAAAATGTAATTCATAATTAAACCCCCATTCTAATACATTCATCAAGCGGAACCTTATACCCATGCACCCGGAAAAATGCCGCCCCATTGCGGGTATACTGTATCTTGCACCGGTGGAACGCTTTACCGCCGCCCCACGCCCCGGAAACGCAGTAAACATAATCATCAATGCCGTATTCAATACCTTTGATTTCAAGGCCATTCAAGCCGCTATAATAGGCGATACTTTCCCGGCTTTCGCAATATTCCCGTTTATTCATGATTGCAAACCCCCTTTATAAAATCCCTTGCAAGGCTTTTCAGGCTTTCCCGCTGCTGTTCATAGGAAAGGCTATAATTATAGCGGATTTTTTCGGCCTGTTCTTCCACGGCTTTCACCTGTTCATAAGTGGGGCGGATATTTCCGAAAGGGGCATACCCGGTTACAATGGCAACCCCGCCGCCCATATCGTAAATATCAGCCGCCCACCCTTCCCGGCGTTGTGTATAGGCAACCGGGCTTTCATAATTCAAAAGATACTGTAAGCTACAATAGGAAACGCAAATAATTGTGAAATAACCGGCCTTTACTGCCTTTTGCGTTGTCTTGAATTTCATGTAATACACCCCTTTCAATAATTCACGCTGTTAGCTGCACGGCGTTTATACATGGCTTTCAAACTTTCGGCGGGGGTCATATCCGCCGCTTTCGGCTTTTCCATTTCTACCGGCTGCATATCCCACCACGATTTCCCGCCGCCGTTCATATCATAGAATGAAAGAAAACTATTTACATGGCGCATTGTAGTAACAGAATAACCGCCCCACATACGAACGAACCGCCCCGCCGCCGTGATACGGCAAACAAAAGTATTATAAGACTGTAAAACTTTTTCGCCGTTTTCCGTTTCAATGATTTTTGCCTTTCCGTAAAAACTTTTTGCCCGGTCATACCCGCAAACGGGTAAATCAAAAATCTTTTTCATATAACAATCAGCCTTTCATAATATATTCCGTTCCGTTTTCCCATTTTCGGCCTTGATACGCTGAAAGCCTATTTCACCGGCCTACATGGGGAAATGTACGGGGATTTAATTTTCAAGGTGCATTTACATTTACTGCCTTTCGGTAAATACAATATAGCATATTTGCATTTACCTGTCAAGCGTAAATATAAAAAATAATCAAGATTTTTTGCAAATACGGCAGCTATACAATATAAAGGGCTGAAAAATGTTTTCATTTCAGATCAGGCCGGAACCCCGGCAACGCCCACGCCGCCCCGGTGAACCCGCCGCCGATCAGCTGGGAAAGAAAAAGCCGCCGACCCCGTGGGGGAGATCGGCAGCTCTGTCAAAGTCGCAGACCCTCGCCGGAAAGTCGCAAAGTCGTTCGGGCGAAAGTCGTAAAGTCGCTCAGCATAGTCGTAAGCCATAGTCGCAAAAGTCGTGAAAGTCGCTCAGTCTTCCGGGTCATAGTCGCTGGACGCACCCACCACATCTTCGAGATACTTCTTCTCCAAATCCTCGGCAGGGACCTGCTCTCCGAGCTGCTGGTTGGGTGTCAACACGACCTCCTGCTTGTCCGCATAGCCCATGTTGTTCTTCATCAGGAAGATACCGGCGACCGGATTGATCTTTCCGTTCTGCATATAACTTTCCATCTGAGCGTTCAAAAGTTGATACGCCTTTTTAATTAAGTTACGGCTTTCGGCGGGTAGCGTCTTACTATCCACCCCATTTGCCCATGCCCATATCGTCTTTCTATCAACTCCAAAAGCCAATGCCATACCAGCAACAGAGGGCTTCATATCGTCCTGAGCGCACAGAGCAAAGTACATTCCCATACGCTCTTTGACCTGTTCAGGTTCTCTCACATTCACATCAGGCCAGTCCAACATGACCATCGAATGTTGCAAATATTTTCTGTTGTCACCCGGTTCCGTATGGACGCTCATGGCTTCCTTACGATCAGGCCGGGTGCGTTTCTTCACAATTTCATCTGCCATAGTCGTTTTCTCCTTTCAAAGTCGCCAAGGTGATAAAGGTGAGTAATCGGGTGCATTTCCCTATAACTATTTCTATATACGCGCGTATAAGAGAGAGTTATAGGCATTTATGCCCGATTACTCACCTAACTCACCTAAAATACGAAAAACAATTTTTCAAAACACGCCAATTTGAAAAAAAGTCTTTGCAAAAACACTCACCTTTATCACCTTTATCACCTAACTACCAGTTGGCGTTGATAACCACCTTGTTCTCGTGCATAAGTGCCGTTGCTACAACGCTCTCCACTCCATCCCAGTTGTAGACTTCTTTCTTCACGGCGTAGTCTGCAAGCTGCTTTGCCTGCTCGTTGTCAAGAACCATGTCCAAACAGTTCCAATCTTTTTCTTCGGTACGCTTGCCGTAAGGAACACAGTACCCGATATTTTCCAAGAACTCATACCACGCACGACCGCTGCTGTCGGTGCTGGCAATATCTACCGTATTGATGACCTCACCACAATGAGGGCAGCGGACATCTTTGCGTTCCATGACCGTAATATCAAGACCCACTTTCCAACACCTCCTGAGCCATCTTTACCAGCTCGACCAAATCATAGAACCGCCGAGGGTTTAACCCGGTCTGCCGCTTCACCTTGTCCAAGTGATAGAGAACGGTATTTCTGTGTGCGAAAATAGCACGGGCAACATCGGTGACATTCATGTTGTAATTTGCCATCGCTATGACAATGTGAGCGTCTTCCTTATTCACGGTCGATCTCCTTTCGCAACTCGTCATAGAGTTCCGAAAAGCGGCGGTTCCAGTGGCGCAGTCGCCAGAGGAATAGACAGCCCACAACAATCCATTCAACGGCGGCGATAGTTGTCAGAATGTCACTCATGTCCTATGCTCCTTTCTTGCAAAGCGGTTAAGCAACACGCTTACGGTGAGCTGACCAATCCTGTTCACATAAGGACAGTTGAAGCGGTCAGGGTGGGGAACACTATTGCCGAGGTCGATGACCAGATCACGGGTGTTGTAGGAAATGTCCTTCGTGATAGTCGGTGTGGCGTAGATCACCACATCACGGTTCATTGTGGCCTGCAAGAGACTCTTGGTTTTGGAGTGCGCCACCGTCACAGTTGCATTACCGAGGGTGAGGTACTTTGCCAAGTTCTGAACGGCATGACCCCGGCCTACAATGGTAATGTCCTTAGCATGAACCAAGTCCAATGCCAGCAGGAGCGCCAAAGTCGCCTGAGACACCGATGACATTCCCTGTGAGTAGGAGTGGTCAATGTCAACCTCGGCGGCGAGCTTAATGTCAGACGGGACGGTTTCTCTGTCCACTACCACGGCCTTGTACGGAGGGCAGGGGTATTGAGTGAGGTCACAGTCAATACCCAACAGGTCAGCCTTGCGCTTGACCGCTTTCAGAAATACGCTCTCGTAGGAACCCAACAACAGCAGTCTGCCGGTAGGGTGAAAGCGGGTGGTTTCCTCGTCCAAGGTGGCAGAAAGCGTTTTGATTTGCTCCATTACATCATTCATGGTACTTCTCCTTTCTTTCAAAGTCATGGAGGAAGATCATCTTTTCACGGGTGAGTTTGTCAACCACTCGACCGATCTCAGAGTAGCCGCAGACCGCCGCCAGCCGTTCAAGATTGCCCTTGGTCTGTGCCGTGACTACGATGGAAATACGGCGGAGGTTCTTTTTCTCAGTTTTCATCGCTTTCCTCCTTGTTGCCGTGAATGGAAGCAGAGATGAATGACTGCAACAGCACAAAGGCTTCTTCTTTGGTCGCACCAGCATTGAGTAAAGCCCTGTAAAAATTCAGAGACATTTCAGCCAAAGCACCAACGGCGTTCAGCAATTCTCTCACAGCGTCATTATTCATCGTCCTGTTCCTCCGTGAACACAGTTCCCTCGAACCCTTCCGCTCGACCGAGAAGTCTCCACAGTCCCTCGTCCTGTTCACCGCAACAGGGGCAGGATTTGGCGGCAATTTTTCCGAGTTTCTGAGGAAAATTCTCGTCTTCCTCGACATACAGAAGGTGTTCACATTTACGGCACATGAAGACGGTGAACATCGGGGGTAGTGGGATAGGCCGCTTTCGTCCACAACGATGACAGACCCACTCGTGCTTCCAGTCTTCACGAGTCATTTCATTGCCACATACACACTTTTTACTCATGTTTATCCTCCATTCGGTCACAATCGTCAGAGATTGCACAGTCTTCACAGCCCTTATAATAGAAGCAGTTCCGGCAACTGGAAATGACAGGCATACACCGCTCAGCGTATTCTTCACAGTTGGCAACAGGGCAAGTGCCATCAACGCAGGCAACGCCCACATAGTCGGGGCAGTATTCAGGCTTCATCATCGCTGTCCCCTTCCGTCAAAGCTCTTGCGAGATCGTCAATCATCTGGTGCATGACTCTATCGCCAACATCATCTTCGTTCTGACACCAGAAGGAGAATTTCAGGTGTAGCAGCTCATGCACCAGCGTCTTTTCAAAATTGAACGGCACAATGCGGTCGCCGTAGCAGGCAGGGTTGATGATCTCAATACGAGCGGTCTTAATTGCTTCTGACCACTCGGTACAGCCTGCGGTATTACGCACCATCATTTCTTCCGGGTGAAGGTGGGTCAACAGCTTTATCCGCCACTCCTGCAAGCAGAGTTTTCGCTTCCACTTTTCCAGCAGGGCGAGTTCTTCATTGGTGGCAATCATACTGTCACCTCCTGTTCACGAGGGAGTTTTACGGTGTTACCATCTTTCAGATCGTCAGTGCTGAGTTGATAGGATACCAACTGCATACCGTGAGCCGTGACCTCTACACCATTTAAGAACCCCGCAATAATGCCATCGGGAATATCAAGAGTAATTTTCATCACGGACGCTCCTTTACAATGCGGATTTTTCTCAGGCGTTTGCCGCACCGCTTACAGATTTCATAATTGCTCTGCCAGCGGTGAGAACCATTACGGCACCTGACCTGAATATGAACATACGGGTCTGCCGTGTGGATACCGAAGAGGCATAGGATAGAGTTACATGAACGGTTCATTAGGACGCTCCTTTCAGTCTGAGGTTCTTGTAGACGGGGTAGCCCTGATACACGACCTTGCCGCCGTGCCACTCAGGGTGTGTTTCCATGTCGGCGTTGAACCGCTTGGCAGAACAGGCAAAGTACCCGTTGGACTTGCACCAAATCTTGTAAGCGTCAAACAGGGACTTCGAGCGGGTGTTGACTCCCTCGGCCTGCTCACAGCGTTCTTCGAGGAACTGCAAGCACAGATCGTTGTCACGCTCGTACTGGTTGACCACCTTCCGCATAGCGGGAGACATTTTCAGGCCGAACCGCTTGTACTTGAAGTACCCGGCGACCAGCCAAGCGAAAATACCCTGCATAGCTTCCTGTGTCTGAAACTCGTTTTTCAGGTTCTTGTCCTGTTCCGCTTCGGTGAAATGGCGGTTGAACTCAATGACCCGTACACGGTCGGAAGCGAACAGGGACTTATCGCTGACGGTGGGAAGATCGTTACAGGAAAGCCAAAGGGTGAACTGCGGCAGGAAGGTCGTGGCAGTCTCATAGAGGTTCCGAGCCTTGATTTCCTCGCCGCCTGTGAGCTGCTTGATCGTTTCTTCGTCCAGCTTGCCATACTGGTTGCTCTCTGCCATTGTGACGAACCGTTTGCCTTTCAGGGAAGCCAGCATGGGGTTCGCTGCTTCGGCGTTCTTCGAGCGCTCCGCCTTGCAGATGATCGACACGGGGGACACGGAAGCATAATCACCGAGAAGGTGGTGAATTGCCGAGAGCATGGTGGACTTACCGTTGCGAGTGGTCTTGCCGTGGAGAATGAACATACATTCCTCGTTCGCCATACCCAGCATGGAGTACCCCAGCGCCTTTTGAAGATAATCAGCCTTGTCTTCGTCATTACAAGTGACTTCCGCAACAAACTTCTCCCAGCGGCGGCACCGTGCGTCCTGCAAGGTGTAGTTGAAGTTGGTCTGCATAGTTAGGAAGTCTTTCCAGTCATGTTCCCGGAACTCCATTTTTTCGAGGTCGAAAGTGCCGTTCTTGCAGTTGATAAGGTAGGGGTTTGCGTCAAACTCCGCCGAAGCGATAGGAAGCACACTGGCAGCGTCCTTCATCAGCCGGTCACGGAAGCGCCGGTCGCCCATCTTCACGATGAACTTCATGTACTCGGTGCGGCGTTCTTCATTGGCAATCTCGCCGCAGTAGAGAGCCATCAGGCGGCAGAACTCTTTGATTTTCTCCGCTACCAGCAGAGAACCTGTGTCCTTACGCCATGCCCCCTCGGAGTAGGTGAACCAGCTTTTCGCTTCGGGGCAGTAGCGGGTATCATTCTTGTAGCACTCGGAAAACAGCTCCGCCATGCCGGACTCGTCCCACGAATACCCCGTACCGCTGATCGGATGGCTATGCTCAGGCTGTGCTTCCTTAATCTGAAACATCACACGGGACTGAGCTTCGTCCATGATGTAGCGACCGTTGGAGAGCTGGAAAAGAGCCTGTTCTTCGGGGATGGTTGTGATTTCATCAGCCATTTTCAGCACTCTCCTTTGCGAACTTTTTCAGGGGTTGAAGGTCGGCTCTGACTTTCTTAATGTACTTCTCCACGATGGACTCAACCTCGTAGCGGGTAACGGGGTTGACCACAGAGCGGTCAAAGGCTCGTGCGATCTCATTGACTTCCCGTATGCGGTCGATTTCGTTGTGGTAGCTGACCGCAAACTGCTGACCGTTTCTCATGGCAACCGTGAGAACAAAGGGGTATTCCGCTCGTTGGCCTTTACTGGTTGAGACAGTCACAATGTCTGCGACATTGAGAAGGGTTCCGTTGAAATTGTAAAGCATGAGTTCACTTCCTTTTCTTCATCGCTCTCGCCAGCACCACAGCGGCGCAGTCCTGAGAGTCTTCGTCCCACCACGCACATCGCTGTTTCTGGCAGGGACAGAGGGGAATATCTTCGGGGCAACTCATTGATAACGGACAGATTTTCTTCTCAGTTTCCATCGTCTACACCCCCCCCATAGAAGAAAGCGTTCTTCAATGCTGTGTCCACATGGCGCATGATCTCAGGCGGTAGGGTGCAGATGTATTCCCAATCATCGGACACATCTACGACACGCACCTGTTCACACTCAACCATGCTCGGCTGTAAAGAACCCCAAGTGACAGCTACATGGGTCGGCAGTTCGAGCCGCTTGATTTTAGTGGTCAGGGGAACGACAATGCTGGTGGAAGAAAACTGATTGCCGACATTGTTTTGCACAACTACCCATGGACGCTTACCGGCCTGAATATGACTGTTGGTAAGCATAGGAATATCAATGATGACAACATCGCCACGCTGATAAGGTTTCATAATTACCTCCTGTATCTGGTCACGCTGTTAACAATCAACTCGACCTCGGACTGAGGGAGCGGCGGCTTGCAAGCCTGTTGATTGGCGTATAACAGCTCTTTGTAAATCTCTGCTTTGGTGTATCCTTGGTTATGGAGCTGACCCGCCAGAGAAGTCAGGCTGAGGTTCCGGCTTCCCGGTGTGATAGGCGGGTATTCGGGCTTCAAATGCAGCTTGCCGTTTTCAGGGCGGCGATAGATGGGAGAATAGATACGCTGAGGGGCGACCGTACCTGAGCTACTTTCCTTCGGCGTGTCGGGAAAATACTTCTCGATCACATAGTCAATCGCTGACTGGTTTTCAATGATCTCGGAAAAGATCAAAACCTCGCCGGTCATGATGAAGTACCGATTGCTCTTGTAAATCTCCACGGCGGCACGGTTGTTCTTGCCCTTGAAGGGCAGCTCACCACGAACGAGAATATGAACCCCTCTCCCGCTTCTGGACTTTTCCGTGTAGGACTGACAATGACCGATAATGTCAGCCGCCAGCGGGTTTAGAAGCCCATCAGTAAAGCCATCGTCAATGTCGATACCTACAACCCCTGTATCGTGAAACACATAGCCAAGGCCGTCATAGTAGCCGTGCTGGACATTGTGTTCAGCGTCAATGTAATTTGACCATGTATCCGGGTTAGATGAAGAAGCCGCCTTTCTGACGGTGGCCTGCATGGGAACCTTTGACCCGTCCCATACATTGACCCATGCCTTTTCCCCTCGAAGTTCAGCGGGTATATTCAAATAGCTCATAGGCTTACCTCAGCTTTCATACGGACTCGGTAAAGACCAGTCCCATCTATCACCGCCACGGTAGGCGTTGCGGAAGCGGTTTCTCTCGCCATCGCCAGAGAACCATAGGTAATCCGCAGGGAGGACACGCCCGACCTCAACCTGACCTTCTCTCTCTGCATACCAGCGAGATAGCACATCTATACAGAGAGTAATCAAACCGTCATCAACCGGGTTTTCCTCGTTGTACCCTACGAATTGTTTAGGTGTAGTCACGACCGTTATAATGTCGCCGTAGCCATGATCGACACGGTTGAGCGCACACCACACACAAGCGGCTTTCTCAGCGTCCGAGCTGACCCCTCTGGCTTCTCCCCATAGCATTTTCGCCAGTACAATCACTTCCTCGTCTGTCCACGGCTGAGGTGTCACCTCCGGTTCTGGCTCCGGGGTGACTACCTCTACCACCTCGACAATGGGAGAAGGTTCTTCAACCTCAACCGTGGGTGATTTCAGACAAAGGACTACGACAATGGTGACGAACCATAGGAAGATTGAAAATCTCAGCCCTCGCAAGGGGTCTTAGACTTGCTGGACTTGGGCTTTGTCGAGGTTCCAGCAAAATAGAACTTGCCATCTACGCAGATGGGGAAATCGGGAAAGAGCTTGCTGGCGGTCTGTGTTCCACGGGAACAAATCTGCTCTGCCGCCGCCAGCGACATTTCATCTTTCACGAAGTCCTTTCCAGCAGCCATGATATACGGCACTTTGCCGTCAATGCTTTTCAGTTTCATCGGGTTCTCTCCTTTCTTTGTTCCATGCTTCAACATCAACGCCGATACGCTTCAACATTTCTTTGCAGAGCCATGTGTAATCGTCCGGCATTTGATAATACTGGATAAGGCGGTCATGCTCGGCGGAGAAAGCGTCATAGAACTTCCGCAGGCGCTTCTTGCCGAAACCAAGGTGAACATGGAGGGTATAAAGCACCATAGCGTCAATGTCATCGGCGTAGCGCCTGTCGGCTTCCACAATCTGACGATTGATTTCCATGTTCATCGCTTTCTTCTCGGCGGCAGTTAAGACCGCACCGAATACCTTACCGCCAGCTTTCTTAATCCTCATACCTCAATGTCCTCGAAGAAGACGGGATAGGTCTGTTTCAGCAGGGTCAGGAGCATATTGGCAACGACCCGCATATCGGGGTGAGCCGCTACGGGACAGCGCATACGGCAGAAATGCCGCCATTCTCTGAGATCAGCGGTCATAACCACCTCGGTTTTCAGACTGTTCGGAAGGACAGATCGAGCTTCCTGCGGGGTGCAACCCTCATTCAGCAGATCGAAGTAGGCGACCTCAGCGTGTTCACACGACCGCTTCCAGATGTGGTAGGTTGAGTCGGTCTTGGCGAAGGTCGAGGGACGAATGACGGTGATCTCGCCGCCGAAGCCCTCTTTGCCGTAATTGCAGTACCGAGTGGACTCCTGACAGAACGCCGCCAGACGGTGACGGACGATCTCGTGGCTCACACCCCGGTCGCAGATGAAGCGAACGGTAAGAGAGCCATGCTCAATGACAGCTTCGTGACCCCGCTTGATAATGCCCCGGACGAACTTCTCTGCACTTCCGTCCGTGATTTTGTCCTCGGACTTGTAGCAAGTGCGCCCTGCGGCTTCGATGGTGGTCAGAAGGGTCTTATAATCAGGAGCGTTGATAAGCTCCACAGAAGGTTCAATGATTTTCACTTTCAAACTCCCTTTCATACCAAGGTTTGAAGTTGATAATCTGTTCGTGGAGGTGGTTTGCTCTGCCATCGAAACAGATTGTACGGTCATCGACATGAACGATGGAGGGAACTTTTCTTGCTTGAATTTGCACCATCGGGAACCCGTAGTGTTTCAGCCATTCAGCAATCGCCGCCTGTCCTTCAAAGGACTCCGCACGAGAAGAACAGATGACCACACATAAACCATCGCTTATGAGTTGTTCAATGACCTCTTTAATCCCTTCTACGGGAGGGTCGGGGATAACAGCGGCACCCTTCCACCCGCTTCGGTAGGAATGAATTACACCATCGAAATCGAAAGAAACCGTTGGAATATACATACTTCACACCCCCGCAACATGACTTGCCAGCATATCGGCTTGGTGTGTCCACAGCACATTCGGGTACTGGCTGACTGCTCTGGTGTAGTCATTCCACTCAGACTTGTCGGTGAAAGCGCCCATGTGGTAGCGGATACACATGATTTCTTCATCAGTCAGCGTGTAGAACTGAGAGAGAAGCATGACGGACTTATCGCCGTGACCTTTCAGAAGGGTGTCGGGGTTGTACTCCCACGCCTGTTCATCATAGATTGGTGTGCGCCCACCATTAAATTCTTCAATGTGGCCTGCTACCGGGTGACGGTACTGGTCGATCTTGCACAGGTCATGGAACATACCCACAATGAAGGGAGAACGAGCCTTGCGCCAGATCAGGTGATTGGCCTGAGTGAGCGTCAGGAGGTACTTCGTGACCATGTAGGAGTGTTCCAGAAGACCACCCTCGTAATTGCCGTGGTACTTGGTGGAAGCAGGGGCGGTGAAGAAGCCGTAAGCCATCAGATATTCCATCAGGTCATCAGAAACAACAGAGGTTCCGTCAGGCAGCTTCATGAAGTTCAGAAAATCAGTCACTTCGGACTTTGAGAAGCAGTCAGGCATTTTCGTACTCCTTCCTATGAATACTCTTTTCGCTGTCGAACCCGTCAGGGTAACGAGCCAGCAGCTTATCGACATTGTGCTGTGCCACATATTCGAGGGTCACACCCAAGCCGGTCGCCAACTGTGCGACATACCAGAGAACATCGCCCAGCTCGTCAACCATCTTCATCGGGTCGAAAGCATGACCCTGAAACTCGGTCTTTTTCAGAATGTCGATACACTCTCCGGCTTCGCCGTTTAGACCATAACAGCCGTTGCGAACCTTATCCCACGGGGTCAAGTTGCCGGAGGTGCGATCGGCGGCTTTCTGATAATCATTCAGCGTCATCTTCCGCCACCTCCATTTCCAGCACCGTCATAATGGCGTAGTTGGCGAGGTCAATCAGGGTGTCCCGGATAGACTCGTCATTGACCTTCTGCTCACAGCCACGGGAGAGGGTCTTGAAGCGGCTGAGTTTATCACCTAAACGGATACGAGCCATCGCCATTCCTTCTTCAACGAAGGTCTGGTGGAAGCTGTCACCGTAGTCATGGTTCTTCTGCTCATAGAGCCTGTTGATCTCCTTGCAGATTTCAGCGTGGCGCTGAACCTTGGAGAGCGAACAAATGTAGGCTTTTGCCATTGTAGCTTATCCTCACTTTCAACATATTTTTCCACAGACCATTGGCGAGGGAGAGCGTTTTATTTTAGCCCTCCCTCGCACCCGGTATTAGCCAAGGAGAGCTGCCAAATCCATCGGGGACTTCGGAGCGGTCTTCTGAGCCGCCTGAGAAGCCGCAGGAGCGGTTTTGGTAGAGGGGGTAGCAACTGTATTACCAGAGCCGCCCCAGCCCTCAGAGGGGCGCTTATCGGCCAAACGAACGAAGGTGATGCTCTGTCCGGGCTTCTTCTTGTTCTCCTGAACATCATGTTCAATGTCGCACTCGATGAAGTGACCAATCAGGTCGGTGTGGTCGATCTCGGTCAGGTCGAAGTTGCCGAGGGCGGTCTTGGCAAAGTAGCTGAAAGCGTTGTATGCACCCTCGTTGGGGGAGCCATCAGATTTCAGCAGAGAGAAGCGCTCGATGTGCTTGCTGCCGTTCTGCGTCTGCATATAGATTTCCAGCTTACCGAAGTCTTCCTTGTACTTCACATCGGTAATCTGAAAGACATGAGTACCTTCGGGAATGAGGGTGAAACCCTCGGTGAGTCCGATTTTAGCCATTGTTTTTGTCCTCCTTCATGGTGTAGAAATTGAGCTGTTCTGCGTACTCGCAGGGGAAGATAATACCAACCAACTGGTCTTCGTCATCGGGGTACTTGGCGTACTGCTTGACCAGCAGGGCTTTCGGTACGCTCTTGTCGCTTTCCAGATCGTAAGCATACAGGATTTCGCAGAAGTCAGACTTCTCGATCAGCGACCAGTCATCATTGGTGATGGGAAGGGTCATGGTGCTATCCTGCGTAGCGAAGATACGGACACAATCCTTGATTGCGCCGTCCGGCTCAGGCATGATTGCCTTGACCAGTGTGGCGTACTCGGTGCAACCGACCTGAGAAATCAGGCGACCAATGCCGTCAGGCATTTTCTCGTTGCTGTACCCGGTCACGCTGCGGATACCATCGGGAATGAGCATAAGTACGGACGGGGAAGCAAGCCAGCGTTCGTCCATGTACTCGTAGATAGCGCCGCCATCAGGGGCGAGGGACTTCACGAACTTGGAAAATTTCATAATTAAACCTCCGTTACTTTGTCATAGAATACGAAGATGGTGGACTGGTCGGAGTGAATATCACGAGCTGCTGTGAACAAAACCCCAACAAAATCGTCATCGGCATACTGGTCGAGAAGTTTGAGCAAATCATCTTTGCTCAATCTCTGCATACTCTGTGCCACTTCACGCACCTTCTTTCAAGGCTTTCGGGGAAATACGGTAGCTGTCCTCGGTGGTCGTGTACTTCGCCAGAATACCGTCCGCTTTCATAGCGTCCTTGTCAATCTTCGTGGTAGAAGTGCGGCTGACCTCCCAATTATAGGCAGAGCCAGCGATAGACACCTTCTTGTCACCGTCACGGAATTGAGCGATTGCGGCTTTCTTAATCATGTCGGTCAAGACCTTGTACCGCTTCTCGTCCTCAGCCACCTCAGCGGCGTGAGCGTCCAACTTGGCTTTCAGGTCTTCGGTTTCCTTGACCAGCGCCGCCATGTCCGTTTCAGGAGACAGATTATTGGTGCGGAGAGCTTTCAGGATTTCAGCGTCCTTGCGCTCGTCAAAGGCGGGAGAAATGCCGCTCTCAACGAAGTCCTTCCACCATTTCAGGGCAGGCTTTACATACTTCTTCTCGAAGTCAGGATACCGCTCAGACACCTTGAAGGGGCGAGTGATGGTATTCTCACCGCTGCACACGAACTTCTCAGGGTTATCGTAGTCCTTGGGTTCGAGGAAGGAAGCGACCATGATAACCTCGTCCACGCCGAGAAGGTAAGCGTACAACGCCGCCTGCAAAGCGTAATACTCAGGAATATCGTCCTTCCAGTCCTCGACACGCTTGGAAGTCTTCATTTCGAGGACGGTAGTGGGCTTGCCATCTTTGCCATAGAGCAAGTAGTCCCACATACCGCCGAGAACGGGGCTTTCCCTAAAGAAGTCACCGTAGGTCTGACGAAAGTAGTCTTTGCCCCAAATGTCGGTCGGTGTAACCAGATTGCTCATGAAGTAAGTCTGCTTCATGTACTCGGCCTGCTTAGGCTCGATGGTCTTACCGGCGATGGTGTAGATCGTGTCCTCGAACGGCTTCTGATAGGTGCGGGTCACTTCACACCAAATCTCGAACGTCGTAGACCACGGGTTCAGACCGAGGATAGTGGCGAAGCGAGTACCAGTCAGCTTCTTCGGACGCTTGGGAGGGATAATCTGGATTTTGTTGCCGTCAAGCCATTCCATTTTTGTTTACCTCCTTATAATTCACAAATTCGTCAGCGGCGCATTCCCGAACGGCAGTATCAGGGTCGTTACCGTAGAGTTTACAGCAATCCGCTTCCAAATCTGCATTGACGCACTTGCGACAATCAATTTCAATCATGCCTTAGCCCTCCTTCGCCGTTTTCATTTCGTAGCCAGCCAGCATATTGTTCACGCCCTCGATCAGAGCGTCACACTTGTCGGCTTCGATCTTGGAAAAGCCCTCGGTCTTCATGGCGATGGTCTGCACGAACTGTTCCTGCTCTGCGTCAATATCCATGAGCTTTTTCAGCAGGCTTTTCAGCGTACTGACCTGTTCCTCAGTGGCAGCACCAGCAGGAGCGCCGGTCAATTCCTTCTTGATCTCCTGACGCTGTTCAGTGGTTACAGGGGGCTTCTGGGTAACGGTAGGAGCGGGTGCGGGGGTCGTGTCAAATTCGCCGCTGTCGATACTGTCATGCTCCACAATGTCCAAAACGAGCTGCCACAGGTAACGGCGAATGTAGGTGATGGAGCTGCCGGTCGCCTGCATTTCGTTTGTGACCTGATTACCAGCGTTGGACACGATGGGGGCGATGGGGGTGTAGGGGGCCACGAAGTCAATGAAGTCCTCACGGTCATTGACATTGTAGACACGAGCGGTCGCCTTGTCGCCGTACATGGACGGAACCATCATCAGACCGATTTCAAGGAAAATCTGCTCGGCCTTGGGAACAATGTCCGCCAGCTCGAAATACTTATATTCGAGCTTCATGTGCTTACCGCTCTTGTCCACGCCAGCTTCGAGGAAGCGCACACGGGCAAGCTGCAACTTCTGAAACACATTCATGGTGGAATAATCCACCGCCGCAGTCTCAGCGGCTTTCTTGGTAGTAGCCATATTTATACCTCCAACATTTCTAATAATTTTTTCTTAATGGAATTGACTTTACGGGTATTCCTTCGCCGTCTCTCTCCGAGAAAATCCATAATTCTCTTTTCGGTTGTAGCGATATACCACTCTCGGTCAATCTCATCAAGGGATAGATGGTTGTCATTGTCCACCAGACAATGATCGGGGATATTGCCAATTTTCTTGTAGCTCTCGCCTTTCAGAGCATAAAGCGTACCGAACCATTGGCGATCTTTGAACGGGTCTACGGCGTACACACGGTTGACTCTCTGGACTTGTACCTCACGATTGCCTATCTTCTGGACAACACCGTCATAAGAAGAACCGGCTTTTGCGATGATCTGAAAATCCATAATATCGGTACTATCCATGATTGTTTCTCGAACAGGAACGCCTTTCGTGAAATAGTCAATCAGGGCTTTCTTGACAATGACCATCGAATTGTTGATCTGCCATGCACCTTTCGAGGTTGCGCCGTAACTAACATACGAGCCAACTGACTTGACCTTGCCGTTGGTCTTTCGGAGAATGAGGTTATTGACATCTTTAATCCAAACCTCGTCAATCTCGTCCAGTTCCAATTCAAACCCCGTGGTTTGCTCCCACGCAGCACAGACGCTATCCACAATGGGAACCTCGTCAGCGTCAATCTCGTACATTAGACCGTCCGTGTTGAAGTTCAGTAGGACGATTGACTTACACGCTTGAAGCAACTGAACCAGCAGCATTGTCAGGAAAAGCTGTCCCGATATTCGCATGGAACGGGTTTTCAACGGGTCGTAGAGGTCGTTGTAGCGGTTCTCCTGCGCCCCCGACACAGTGTTGAGCGGGAGCTTCAAGTCCTTCGCCAACTGGTCATTACCGTCATGCTTGGCCTGTATGCGTTCCTTGCGAATGTTGTAGAATACATGAGGGTCAGGTACATTCCGGGAAAGATACTGGAACAATTCCAACAGCGAGGGGTACAGCGAAGAAACATCTCGGTTTTGGATAACCCGCTTCGCCGTGGATTTGCCGTGATACCCTTTAACTGAGCCATGAACGCCGCCCCACGCATACCGGCAAGGGAAATCGCCAAACTTGTAGGTCAGAGCAGTTTTGAAAAGAACTTCGTCAGGGATTGACTTGTCGTGAATGGTGTCGAAGAAATCCAAAATCTCTTGCGGGATAATGGACACATCTAACCTTGGAGGATAGACATAATCTCGACCATCGTTCCACTCTCTACGCCTTGCGTTCAGCATAAGTGCGGTTAGCTTGGCATTGGTGCAAGACAAGGCTTTTTCGTCCGAGATACCCACTCTACGACCGAGATTGATTTTCGTCTGCAAATACGATTGTCTTAGTTCTACCAACTTCTCGGTAGCGTCAACATCGTGCTTGCAGTAAAAAATCGTTTCGTCCAGTTCTTCATCAGTCAGAGGACGGTCAAGGTCAAACGGCACAGAGCTTTCGACCACCGACATTCCCAAATGACCCTCGCAGGCTTTCAGCGAAAGACCCTCGTACATATCGTCACGAATATCAAACGAGGTCACGAATACGGGATTGTCTCGCATAAGAGGGTGCTGCCAGCCCTGTCCGCCATCAATAAGGTAGTCACTCAAGGCTTTTACTTCCTGCGGCGTACAATCAGCCGCAACAGCTTTCAGAATGAAATTGTCATACGCCTTATTGTTGAACCCACAGAGAAGCGGTTGCTCTCGAAGAAACTGCCAGATTGCATCATTGTCGTTGTGAATGACTGTATATTCCCCCGTGACCTTGTTTTTGAAGACAAAAAGCCAATCGTAGGCAAACACCTCGCAGTCGAAAATGAATGGTTCAAGGTTCAGCGGTATCACCTCCAAAGAGATTATCCAGATACCTTTCAGCAAGGACTTCCTGAACACCCTCCATGATGTAGAGCATACAGGGGAAAGCCATGCCGTTTCCCCACATTTTGTACTCCGCAGAGTCCTTATGAGGAACCAGCGCACACCAATCTTTCTCAAACCCTTGAAGGGAAGCACACTCAGTAGGGGTGAGCTTTCGAGCCAGATAAATGACTTCGCCGTTCTCGGTCTGTGTGGGAACAAAGAGGGTCTGGTCGTTGTTACATGAGAGCGTTGCACTCTTATCTTCCTGTATCAAAGCGCCCTTACCCCCCCCTCACAACCAGAGCGGATTTTCAAGGTGTACGGGATAAGCGCACATGGGAGATGATGGTGGTCAGGTCTGGCGGCAGCCAATGTCATCGTTACCCCCCCGTAATAGCCTGATTGTAGAAATCTGCTCCGATGGGTTCTAACACCAATGTCTCAGTACCCCCCCCCATAATTGCCGCCCGTGGCTTTCAGCGTAACCGCTTGTTCCGTGGGTGCATATTCATCATAGGAAGCCTGTCCGAAGCATGGAACAAGAACTAAAGGGACATTACCCCCCCCTGTTCCCATTCGTCCAGCGAGGGTTTGGACGGTGTTATCGGGTCTGAGGGACACTCGGCTGTCTTGGGCGTGGTTTTCGACGGCATAAACACGATGGTGTTCAGCAGGGCTTGTTTCAGAAGAGGGTCTAACGGTTTGCCCCGTTCGCCTGACCTTCTTAAAATCCCTTCGCAAGCCCTCACGCTCAAATAGTATCCGTCCGGCACATTGTCCTCCAAGATCGAGGACAACGAAGACACGCTTGCGTCTTTGGGGAACTCCCCAACCTTGAGCGTCAAGTCCTCTCCAAGCGATAGAGGAATGATCTCCCAAGACGAAGCCAGTGTGCGGCCATTTTTGCCGCCCTCGCTTGTCTTCCGCATATCGAGGAACGCTATCGTCTCCCTCGCAGATTTTCCAGAGAGTTTCGATGACTGTTCGGAAGTCCTCTCCCTGTGTCGAGCTAAAAGCTCCGTAAACATTTTCCCAAATGACGATTTGAGGAAATCTCCCATTGGTGGCGCACCTCATTTCCTGAATGACTCTGACTGCTTCAAAGAATAGGGAAGACTCCTGACCAGCAAGACCCTTGCCATTCCCAGCAATCGAGAGGTTTTGGCACGGAGAGCCGAAGGTGATGACATCAACAGGCTCGATTTCTGCCCCGTTCATCTTGGTAATATCGCCAAGGTGAGTCATCTTGGGGAAACGGGACTGTGTAACAGCCATAGGAAAAGGCTCAATTTCACTCGCCCATGCCGGGATAATACCGACCGCAGAAGCGGCAAGAGGACAAGTCCCGCTGCCATCAAACAGACTGCCTAACTTCACTTCGACACCTCCTGTTCGATGAACTTACAACCGCACTTGCGGTAGGTAGTACACCGCTTCTTGTAGCTTCGCACGAGGTACTGGATACCATCGTCCACATAATCGTAAGCGATGGGTTCTCCCTTTCCCTCGAAGGTACGAGCGATACGACCAATGCTCTGAGTTATCACAGCATAATCCTTCTGCGGTGTGGTCAGGTACAGACGGTCGAGCCGAGGAATATCCAAGCCCTCCTTTGCCAGAGAGTAGGTGGCGAACAAATACCGCTTGCGTCCCTGCCGCATTTCCTCAATGGCCTGCTCTCGGAGAGCCTTGGCTTTCTTCGTGGTCATCTTCCCATCAATCATGACCGCCTGTTTTCTCAAGTCGGGCGGAAGACGGTTCATCAGGGTTTCCAAATGCGTCAGCCGATCGGAGAGAATGAGATTGTAGTGATCTCGATTTGCCACGAGGTCAGCGACAATCAGGTTGTTCCGGGGATAACGGTCAGCGAGGAAATTAACCAACTTGGCGTAGATGATCGTACCGTCCGTGTCCAGAAACTCACGGCTGAGTCCTTGGTGTGTGGCACGGGGCAAAACGCTGACGGTCATAATCTTGTCTTTCACCGCTTCGTCCGGCACCTGATAGGCAATCCCGCCCAGCAGGGCGTAAGTGGCGGCAATCATACCGTCTGCCCGATGAACCGTAGCGGACAGGCCGTACTTGTGTCGAGCTGCCAAAGCGTTCAGCACCTTTGAGAACTGCGTCATAGCGGTCGGGGTTCCGGCTACACGGTGACACTCGTCCACGATGATACAATCCCAAACATCACGGTACTGGCTCAGATCGAGGTTGCACATGGTCTGTACCGTTGCGAAGGTGATTGCCTTACCTATTTGAACCCTACCTTCGGTGATCGTGCCAGTCAGAGAAGGACTCATGTACTGCTCCGCTCGGCTTTTGCTCTGTACGAGCAAATCCCGTGTATGGGTCAGCCAGAGTGTCCTTCGACCTGTATCCGCCGCAACAGCAATCCCAATCTGTGTCTTACCACACCCCGCAGGGGCTTGAAGAATACCGTAGTAGGCCGTTATCAGGGCTTCCTTGGCTTCCACTTGGTAATCATAGAGCGGAATGGTGCAACCGAAGTCCACTTCGGTCGGTGTAGGAAGATTGACCTTCATGTGGCAATCGTCCATCGCCAGCACATCGTTCAAGCACCCGTAGGGAAGAACCAGTGTGTCACCGTCCCATTGAAACAGGTACAACTTCTCAGGCGTGTTACCGACCCAAAAGTGCATACGGACTTTTTTGGCGTACTCAGGATTAGGAAGGATAAGCTGCTTCTTGCACCATGTAAGCAACTGCTCAGACGGGTTTTCAATTCGGAGCTGATTGCCAACAGTTACTTGCATTGGGACACCCACTCTCCGAGAGTGATACCGTATCGCCTAATATCGTTGGCAGACAGCACAGTTCGCAAAACGGACAATTCCAAAAGCGTAGAAAAGGAGATAAATCGAACTTCACCGGTTATCAACCTAATTGCAAACCAGCCCTCTCCATTCCCGGTTTCCTTCCAGAGCGTCATAGCGGAAAACTGGTTTTCTTCGATACGCTCCATCTTGAAAATGTTCTTGGAACAATCCTTACAGTCAATGGGATAGCTGACACCGTTTCGAGCCGCAATCACATCGAACGGCTGACCTTGACTGTTCTGAGCGAGATTGTGCGCCCAAAAGCCACAACCCGACAGGCTCAGGCATAAGTCTCTTTCAAAACCAGTGCCAACCTTGCGATTGACATTCATGTTTTCACTCCTTTCACCGCCCCTAACGGGGCGGGATTTACGAGATACCCGATCAAATGCAGAAGCCGAAGGACACGCCAAAGGAGGAGCTGGCGCCGTCATAGCTGGCGACGCCGGTGCCGTACACATGACAGAAGGCGATGGTGTCGCCGGAACGAGGAGAACGCTCCCACCTCCAATCCCTCTCACCATTCTGCTTGCACTTGCCATAGGGCGTGTTCTCTCGCTTGTACCACTCGTACCACTTACCCTCATAACCGCAGGAATAAATCTTGCGACCGAAGACTTCCTGCTCAGAAAGAACGAACAGCTTGTCAACGGAAGGAACCCGCACTTCGTTCCTGCTGCTCTTGGCGGTCATCTTTACCACGGGCTTGATGACCGCTTTCAGATCAGCGGGAAGTTGCTTCTCGAAGAAGTTGCCGTTGAGCTTGGCACGGAGATAGGAAGCGTCCCAGCCGCCCTCGTTGGTAGGCTTCTCATTCATGGGAATGTCACCGTCAAGGGTTTCCACGGTTTCAAAGGTGATATGAACCATGCTACCGTCACTTGCGTAATCATGGTTGAACCCGATGATACGGGCGGTCAGGTAGGAGCCATCAGCCAGACGGAATTTCTTGGTGTCACCGACCTCGAACATCTTGTCGGCAAGACCGTAGGAGGAATACATATTGATCTCGTCCCAAGAACAGTCCTCCAACTTACAGCGCTTCGGGGAAGGGCGACCGCCGAACATGACACCATATACGGAGTTAAGATGAAGTTTGACGGTATCGGTATCGACATAGCCCGTAGGCATGAGGGTTTCGATCATTTTCTTCTGAGAAGCGATGGTTTTCTCCATCTTCTCGAACTCGTCAGCGAGTTTCGCAATCGTGCTATTCATAAAGTTCTCCTTTACAAAATGATAGGTTCTGATATAATCAGATTGAGCTTTTACGCTTGCCGTTGATGGAAGTACCAGTTCCGTCAGCGGCTCTTTCTTTTTCTCGGCGGGGCGGGATAAAACGCACCGGACAGCTCACAGAACAACCAGAAGCAGCCAAGGCCGATACCCATGCGAACCATGCCTGCGCCAAGGGTTATTGTGTCTTGCTCTACCGCACCAACGACACCTAACAGGTAGAAAAACGAGAGAAATGCCAATACTCCAAATACCTTTTTCATTATCCGTTCCTCCAAACCATAGGTTTCCATTGATACGGTGTGCCGTACTTCTGCTCATACCAGCTCTCGAACTGCTTGCGGTTCGTTTCGTCCTTGAAAAACTCTCGGACAGATCGAGCAAGGAGTGAGCTGAACGCTTTGGCCTGTCCTCGCACTTCCGGGGCAAATGCACTGTCGCTCATGACGCACCGCCAATCTGCCGCTCGTACCAGTCCAGAATGTCGATAGACTCAGCGATGATCTTGTCCACAGAAGGGCCGTTACGAGTTCCTGCGAGAATTGCACTCAGGACAGGGCCGTTCGTTTCAATACCTCGCTTTCGGAGCATATCAATCAGCCATGCAAACGACAGGTGGTTGACGCTCAGGCGATAGCGAATTTTCTCACGCTCTTTCACAAAACCTCTCCTTTCTTTGAATTGAGAACAATATTTATTGACAACCAGTGGGCGTAATGGTACAATTTACTTGCCAGACAATTAAACCATTGACCACAGCAACCGCCGAAAAAAGAAAACCTTTCGGGGGTCGGGTTTTTGTTGTCAAAATCTCTTGTTCACAATCCAAAGTATATCCTACCTTTGTAGGATTGTCAATAGCAAATCCTAAAAAAGTAGGATATTTTTGAAGGAGGTATTTATGAACACAAGCCGTATTAGAGATTTAGCCAAACAACAAGGGAAAAGCGTCACCTATATTTGCAAACTTATCGACCGTCCCAAGTATTATTTGAATGATGTAGATAAAAAGCCTGACCGCATGATTTCAGATGAAGACTTGAAAACTCTCGCTATCAATCTCGGAACAACGGCTGAGTATTTGAAAGGCGAAACTGACGACCCTCTCTTTCACTTGTCCTCTGTTGGTTTAACCACCGAACCTTATGAAAAGAATTGTAAGCGACCTATTTTCGGTCATGCGTCCGCAGGAAAAGGTGTCATCGCTCAGCAAGAAGCATTGGGGTATGAACAAGTTGACCCCGAATATGACTGTGACGATTGTTTCTGGTTGCAAGTGGACGGAGATAGTATGTCGCCAGTCTTAGACGATCACGATTTAGTGCTGGTTAAAAAGGACACACCTCCTGAAACAGATACTCTTATGGTTGTCATTGTTGATGACGAAGAAGGATTTGTTAAGAAAATCAGCATTAATGGAGATACTGTGACCCTTCGCTCTTTTAATCCACACTATCCTCCCCGTGTTTTTGGAGGTGTTGAAATTGGACGATTGCGCTTTGTTGGTAGAGTCATGGAGTTAAAAAGGAGATTTGCATGAAAAAATTTCCAATCGACCTCTCCTGTCTGACAGAGAAAGAAATCTCTCAATTTCAGGAAGACCCATATACACTCTACAATGGAGATCAAAATGTTGCTATCTACCTTCGGTATAGCTCCACAGGCCAAAGTGACCAATCCATTGAAGGGCAGCTTCGTGACTGCCGCACCTTCTGCAAAGCAAATCACTACCGCATTGTGGCAATCTATGTTGATCGAGCAACGACCGCTCGTAAAGATGTGGAAAAGCGGGTTCACCTCATGGAAATGATTTCGGATAGTGCAAAGCAGAATTGGGAATATGTCATCGTCTGGAAGCTCGACCGTTTTGCTCGTAACCGAAATGACAGTGCGATTATGAAAATGCGTCTGCGGAAGAACGGCGCGAAAGTCCTCTCCGCCACAGAACACCTCACCGACAGCCCTGAGAGTATCATCTTGGAATCTGTGTTAGAGGGTATGGCTGAATTTTTCTCTGCCGAGCTGTCACAGAAGGTCACGAGAGGTATGCGTGAGTCCGCCTTGAAGTGCCACAGCGTAGGCGGTCATATTCCCCTCGGATACAAGGTGGAAAATCATAAGCTGGTTGTTGACCCTGACACCGCCCACATCGTTCAAGAAGCGTTCTCTCTTTATGCCAACGGCGAGAGCGTTGCCGCCATTTGCCGAAAGTTTAACTCTGCCGGATATAAGACTGCCAAAAACACAGAGTTCAACCGCAGCAGTTTTAAGGCCATGTTCCGTAATACTCGCTACATCGGCACTTACACCTACAAGGATATTGTTATTGAAAATGGTATTCCAGCCATCATCGACAAGGAGCTGTTTGAAGCGGTACAGCGGCGGCTTTCTAAGACCGCCACAGCCCCGGCAAGGGGTAAGGCTAAGGTAGATTACCTCTTGTCTGGAAAGCTGTTCTGCGGTCATTGTGGGGCTTCTATGAACGGTGAAAGCGGAGCCGGTAGACACGGCAAGGTCTACCACTACTATTCATGCTACACGAAAAAGAGAAAACTTGGGTGTGACAAGCGGCCTTTGAAAAAAGATTACATCGAAGGGATAGTAGCCCGTGACGCTCTCAACCTTTTGACCGATCAGCTCATTGATGAAATCGCAGACATGGCAATCCGACAGAGCGAACAGGATTTGATAAACGACACACACATTCCGCAGTTGACAGCCCAGTTGTCGGAGGTCGAAAAGTCAATCGCAAATATCACCACCGCCATCGAAAAGGGTATTGCTTCCGAAACATTGATGAACCGTCTTGTCCAGCTCGAACACGAAAAGAAGACCCTCAACAAAGAGATCAAAGCTGAGGAAAAATTCGTCTATCGAATTGACCGTGACCAGATTGTATTCTGGTTGAGCCAGTTCAAATACGGGAATATCGAAGA